CCAACAATCTGCACCTTGTTAAATATAATCGACTTACTAAACCCTCGCTCTCCCAATCCGTATATCTTCCAATACTCTTCATCGGTATGCTTTAGCCTTTCAATCTCGTTTACCAATTCATCAGCTAAAAAAGGATTGTCTAAATACGTTGATTTAATGAACGTACAATCATCTCTGCTTAGTACCTTATCATATATCCAATGGTGTGTGTCTGACGGGTTGTAATCGATGTATATCTTCTCCTCAGTTCTTATTATCAGCTGAAAGAAATCCTCCCATGTTAACTCGTTTGCTTCATTGCAAAACAGGAAGTGTCTTTTTGTACCTCTTTTCTTTTGTGGTTGGTCAAGAGATATAAACTCAAAGGTGTTACCATTTAGAGTATAGGTGTGGTCAGATTTGTTGTGATGTGCTTCGTTGTATAAATCTAGGTTGTTAAGTATCTCAAAAAAGTCTTTCATGACTGAGAGCTTTAGACTAGGCAATGACTTCCTGACAATGCTAAATCTCTTGCCGGTATTCTCGAATGCTTTGACAATAAGAAGTTGACAAAGAGAGTAAGTCTTTCCAGATCTAGTACCTCCTTGATTCACTACAATTTTTGTAGGTGCATTGTAATTACGCTCAAATACGTTACTTGTCTTTATTCTTAGACTTGACAATCTCTATCTCTATTTTGTTAATCTTCTCGCCTTGTGTAGTTACATCAATAAGCTGCCTCTCATTTAAACCTAACTGAGTTTTGGCTGCATGTATTACAACGCTAGGCACTTTGTCTTTGATGCACTCGTAGTACTTAGACCTTATAAAATCATGCTCTATTGACTCAACTTCTTTTACTTGCTTTGCAAACTCTTCATCTTGCTTTAGCCATGCATAATATGTTACTCTTCCAACCTCAGCAGATTTCAATGCAGTAGTAACAATTCCCAATGAACTGCTTAACGCTTTGAGCATTCGCTTTTTAGCTTCTTTTGTTCTATTTTGTTCCATATTTACTCATGTATTTTAAATGAATCTTCTTTAATTCATCCTTGTATTCTTTCTTATCTCCATACCTTTCGTGGCATTCCCTGCATACTGCCTGTAAGTTTTCGATGTAGTCTTTTGTCTTGCTTCCTCCCATACCACGAGCATCTATGTGATGTATATCTTTAGCAGGAGAAAAGCATACCTCACATTGTATGTAATCGCTTACATCAAACCCAAAGTATTCTAGGTATATTTTAGTATGCTTTTTCATTTGGTATATATTGAAAAGATACAGTTATTCTGTTATTACTTACTTTTTTCAACTTGCCTTTTTTACCTGTCTTTGCAGTTCTACCTACTCTTGTTATTACCCAATTTCTACTTCTTTTTCTTGCGTTTATAAATGCAGGGTTTGAACTTGTAGAAATAAAACCTTTTTTGTTTTTATGTAATATTTCGCCTATTTCATTACTTAACTTACTTCCTAATCCTATTCCTTGATAATCTGGCAACACAACTGTTCTATGTTCTTTCCAAAAATTCTTTTTTATAGGATGCGGAAATGTTAAAACGGCGCATATGCCAAATATTTCATCATTACAAGTTCCAATAAACACCCTTGCTGCTTTGTTAAATGAATGGTTTAAATAGTGATATTTACAAAACATACTCCAATATCTTGATTTATGTTTTGTTTCATAGATTTTGAAATTAATTTCTGGCTTATTTTTTTTTTGCTCTCCGTAATTGTGGAAAGTCATTGTATCAGTATTAAAAACCCAGTCTGGCATTAACCAATCTTCTACGTCATGATGACAAGTAACTGCTATAAATTGTTTTTCTGATTTTCTTATTGATTTTTGCATAGCCAATGAACCAATTTTTGCTACATTTCTATCGACAACTGATGTAAATTCGTCAAATAAAAACATTTTATTTTCTGATAATATTGCTCTAGCTAAATCGCATCTCATTTTTTCTCCATTTGATAAAACAGAATATGGTTTTAACCAACTTGGTGGAGAGCTAAATCCTACTGAATTAAATGCTTTACATATATCAGATACACTTTTATCTTTTGGCATATCGTCAAGAACACTATCAGCATTATAATCAAATGATTCAATAATAATATCAGAAAATAATTGTTTAGCTATTGTAGTTTTACCTGTACCAGATTTTCCAACAATCAAACCTATTTTCCAATTATTATCTATATCAATATTACCTTGAAACTTTTCTTCAACTGAATTTGTTTGTAAATCATAAGTACCAATTACGCTATTAGTTCTAAATGTTTCTTTTGGTATGTGTTTTTTTACAATGTCAAAATACGGCATGAATATCCTTTTTGTGTTAGTTCATTATATAGCTTTTCTTGTTCAGACTCATCTGACAATGCTATTTCTAATTTATATTGCATTTCAATTGATTCTGATAAATCATCTATTGGGCTATCATCGTCATAGCTTTCTCCAAACTCAAAAGATTCAAAACCCCAATCTTTCAAAGCATCCATATCAAAATAATTAGCCAACATATCAAAATCAAACTCTCCTGTATTTTTATTTAGCCTAACATTTAGCTCCATCTCAGCAGCTTCATCAAGCTCAACCTCAACAGTTGGTATTGTATCGTTTCCTAAATCTGCCCATACTTTACACCTTTGATGTCCTCCTACAATTATATCCTTTCGCATAGGATTAGAATTAATTACAACAGGCTCAACGCAACCAAATGTTTTTAATGACTTTTTAAGCTGCTTGTATTGCTTATCTGTTAATTGTCTTGGGTTGTACTCAGCAGGATTTAACTCTGAGATTTTTCTTTGCTTAATCTTTATAGGCTTCATATATTTCTTTTAAATCGTTTACTGTTTGCTTTACACAACTTGCACAACCTGTTACTTTCTTATTCATTCCGAATATATCGTTGTATATGTTAGTCAAGTTCCTGTTTTGGTCATGCGTTACTCTATCGCCCTCTATTCCCTCGAACACTCTTTTAAGTATTGAGAGTTGGTCTTTAGTTATATCTGTTTCTCTATCCCATTTATCTATTGGACACTTAGTAAATGCTATCCTTGCTTTTATCTGCATAAAGCAACCACATTTTTTGCATTGGTTTACTGACTTTCTAAAATGCTTGCACTTATTACAAATGGCAAGTCTATCGTTCAAATTCTTTGTACTCGCTCTCAACTTCATCTTTCAAGTATTGTTTTACGTTCTTAAGTGTAGTGTATATAGATGTTGTACTTATGCCTGTGTCCTTTGCTAATTTGCGTATGCTCTTTCCAGAACTAAAGTAAATCTCAAACAGGAGCTTGTCGTACTCATGCAGGTTGTTCATCTTATCCTTAACAAACTGCAACTTGTTCTCGAACTCTACAAGCTCTTCAATACCATCAAAGTATTGGAAGTTCTTAACATCGTAGTTTTCTGTTCTTAACTTGGTGTAGTATTTTGTTTTAAATGCTGAGTTTGTCCTTACATACTGATTCATCAAAACTCTTGCAGACCAAAAAACAAGATGTCCGTTTTCGACTATCTTTTTAATCTTCTCCTGATCGTACTCTAAAATGATAACATATAAGTCTTGCACCAAATCCTGTGCATCAACCTTATTTCCTTTTGTTATCTTTTCTGCTAGCTTTAGTAACTTCGGGTAATACTTGGCTAATTCTTGATTTAATGGCATTGTACCTAGTTTTAAACACCTCAGATGCAATAGTAATATTGTGCAGCTTCTTTAGTGTTAGCTTTATCTTCCTTTGAGAATCGTTTGCTTTGATTCCTCTGAGTATTACTTGATTAATTATTCCTCTCATAACTTTTTAAATAAAAAAAAATGGAGCTGCTAGTGTTACCTAACAACTCCACACAAAACAACTGATGACAAGACAATTATTGTTAGGAATTACAAATGTAACAATTTTATTTTAACTAATTAAGTTATTAACTTTTTAGACTTCTCATCTATAAGTTTTTTTGCCAATAACAATTCTTGTTCAAGAACTATTAATTTTTCAAGGTACACAGCTAAGTCCATAACTTCTTCCTGTGCGTGTATAAGCCATTCTAAGCTACTTAAATCAACTCGCTCCATAGTTGTGCCATACTTTTTTTTGCCGACCTCAGCTCTATCAAGTATCTTAATGCACACTTTGTTTTCTATACTACTCATGAACCACAGGCTTCACAATCTTCATCATCTATTGAGCATGTTTCAGGTTGTTCTTGTTCTTCTAAATCAACAATCCAACTCTCCCATGTTTCTTTTGCAATCTCTTCGTTGCGTTTCTTTTCGTCTTTGCTCATTACTTTTTGTTAAATGATTCTACAATTACTGTTAATGCTATTGCAGTTGATGCAATTATTATGACGTTTTGTATCATGTTTAATCTTCTTTAAAATAGTTATCAATCGTTTCTTTTGCATCGTCAAAGCCTGTGCAAACTTTAGCAAGATAACCTCTATTGTTTAGGTTTACAATCCATGCCTTTTGAGATGGACTTGCATAGTTACCTTTTACTTTAAGCTCTATCGCTAAACCATTAAATCCGTTCCTTGCTTCATAGATAAATAGATCTGGGAACCCTTTAACGTATCCTGTCCTCTTGGCTTTGAGCCTTTGCGAATGATACTTTTGATATTGCCCTCCTAAAGATGCACAATACAACACATCATACTGCATCTTTAAATAGGAAACAATAGCAGTTTGTAGTTTGTCCTCTGCTGCTTTCATTTTCTTTTGTCTTTACCTCTTGGCATTTCCGGAGGAGTGAATCCAAACATCAACCAAAATGTATCAAATTTAACGTACTTCATCGCTCTTTAATTATTTCGTAAAACTCTTTGTCTATTTTTTTAATGTCTTTTTGTATCTCTTTCCAAGCCTTTGCAACTTCTTTCTCTCCTCCAATATCTTTCTTGCTTCCTGTGCCAGAGTTTGCAACATTGGCTGCGTTCTGCTTTAGTAACTCGCTTATCCTTTTATCCATTGTCTAGTATTTTATATATTTCTTTTCTTAGGTTTTTCTTTGCTTTCTTCCACTTACCGAAATGCATCCTCAAGGCTTTCTCTCTGCACATTATTACAGGATGAAATTGTTTGCGTTTATTGTGAACAAACTTTTTTCTTGCAACTATCTCCTCCTGCACCTCTTCCCACATTTGTTCCTTGTCCTTTGTTGTTAGCACAATAAAGTTATTAAGCTCTAGCCATTGGAATGCTTGGTTAATTCCTTGAAAGGTAATATCCTCCCCTTTGCAATGATCATCAAATGGTTCTATAACACAAAGCTCCAGGAACTCCTTTAGCACCTCTTCTTTGTCTATGTTCTGAGCATTCGATTCTATTAGTAATCGTTCGCCATCTTGCGACTGCTCAATCCTTAATTTGTTAGTTTTCATCTTTTGTTTGTTTAGCCAATTAAACCATGTTCTTGGATTGATTGCAAGCTGCTCTCCCTCTCTCACTCCTTTGTGAAATGCCTGAGTAACATCAGCAGCAGTCAATCTAAAAAACTTATCGTTTAAATCGTTCATTAAAATGTTTGCTAATACTTTCCTGTCTGATTCTGCTTTGTTCTGGCTCATCTCAAACAATGCTTTGTTCAAAGTCTTGAAGCAAAAGTCTAGTAATTGTTCTGTCGGTTGTTTTCCTATTTCCATTTTGCTAATCTAGTAAATTTTTATTTGTCATCAAATCTCCAAAGTATTCCTCGCTCAATCCTTTTTTCTTTGGCTTGGCATTCCTTATCCATCTATTTGCTGCGAGCTTCCACTTTTTCATCGCGTTTCTGCCTACTTTCCAACCATTGCTTTCATAATACTCAAAGAAATTAATTGCCTCGCTTAAATCAAAGTTTTTTAGTCTAAAATAATCTTCAACGATTGTGAGAGAAGATGGTTTACCATCTCTATTAGTTCTTGTAGTATTAATACTTGTAGTATTATCTTTAACAATTTTGATAATACCCTCCTTAACAATTTTGTTTACACCCTCTAAACTATTTTGTTTATAGGTATTATCATTTTTGTTAATAGGTGTTAAGCTGATTATTCTTTTATCAACTTGTTTAGTGTTAGGTATATACTGCATTGTAACATTTATAAACCCTTTTTTAGCTAATTGATTAACC